CCTACACCTTCACTTAAATCATTTTGTGGGTTTCTTAAAACTAAATGATAGTTAGATGGTGTACCTGTACCTGCAAAACTATTATTATCACTTTCAATATATGTTTTACTTATTGCCGTCCCTCCAATGCCTAAGCCTGTGGTGTTGAGGCGCATCACCTGTGAGCCGTTGATGTCAAAAATATATTGAACAGCCCCAAAATTTAAATTTTTCCAAGAATTGCCGTGATGTATTGCTGCAATCGTTGCGCCACTTGTGTCATCATAAGCCAATCCTAAACCACCAGAACCGCCCGAAATTCTGACCGCTTTATTTGAAAATGAGCTTCCAACATTCCACGCCCCTGCCTCTAATTGAACGTCTAATTTTGCGCTTGGCGTTGTATTACCAATTCCAAAATTTGCTCCAGTATTTATATAACTATAGTTAGAATTTGCTCTTACAGCAAAAACAGGAGTTCCTGCATTATATAAAAACAACTCCCCTCGATCATTAGTGCCGTCCATTGTGACTCTAAAAATGTCACTAGATGAACCCTCTTTGTTTAAAATAATTCCATCATCGCTCGCACTAACAACTACGTTGAGTTTATGAGATGGACTAGTTGTATTAATTCCAAAATTCCCAGAAGAGTCAAACCTAGCGGCCTCAGTACCACCTGTGGTAAATGCTAAATTGTTGGCAGTCGGTCGGAATATTCCTGTGTCGCTATCTGCATTAAATCTAACACTTGGGTATGAAGCAGTTCCATCAGCATAGTAAACAGTGTTAACTTTTAAATTACCTAACGTACCACTAAAAACTTCTGAACTGTTTGTAGCTGAAGTTAAAAACGTAAAGGCACTCTCAGAGTCATCATAACCAAAGAATCCGACTCTAGGGGTAGAACCATCATGGTAACGGAACTCAATACCTCTATCTTTATTATCATCAGATGAAGGAGCCGTGTCACCACCTATAGTGAATACAGGGTCGTCAATCGTGACCACATTACTATTTAGCGTAGTCGTTGTGCCCGATATATCTAAATCTCCCGATAGGGTTAGTTTATCTGCACTCGCATCCCATTGTAAATACTTACCACTTGTAGCCCCGAAGAACTTTACGTCGTGGCCCGAACCATTAGACCCTACGTTAAGGACCCCTGTAAAATTAGATCCTGCGAGTCCTGCAACCCCTGCTTCTACTAAAGTTCTATTAACCCATTTAGTAGACGAAGCATCGTATTGAAGTAATTCATTGCCTGCAACAGAAGAAATAGTAGTATCGCTTAATTGTCCGAACGAATCGACTCCGGCGTTAATGTCTGTAATTGTTACTTTATTAACAGACTGTGTGATTGAAACTGTTTCGTTGGCCATTATGCGGTAATTTCTGGAGTTATATCAAAAAGTAATCTTATGGAATAAATGACTTCGTTGCTTTGAGTTATCTTTAAATCTCCTGCTACGGTAATATCTTCGTTAGGTAATAATGCAGACTGAGTTGTATTCCACTTTAATTGTATGTTGTCGGTAGTAGCAGGACTTTGACTAGGGCCATAAACAAAGGTGATTCTGTTATCTTTAGCTGTGTCCGTTGGCGAAGAATTTCCAAACCTTAAAGTATCTACAATTTGTCCATCGTAGTTGTTGCCTCTTTTACGTCTTATAACTAATTCGGCGTCATAACTACTGCCACTTAAATCTACTGCGGTAGTCTGTCCCCCTAACTTATAATCTATATCTACTTGAGTTTCTTGGCCCCGTTTAATTTGAATATTTTCCGACATAAAAATGAACTTTTGCTTGCGTAAAATTTAACACATATACAAGGTTTTGTACAAAAATATACCCGCAACCCCTAGAGGCTGCGGGTATATGTGATTACTAGCTGTAAAATCTAATATTTATTAGATAGTAGCTGTTATGTCAGCTCCAGCGTTAGTTTTCAAAGCCTTACCAAATGGTCTAGCACATCTGATGATGTACGCAAACTGAGGCTTAATTGGTTTTGCGGTATTAGAGAGAATTCCTCTAAAGTAACCCCAAGTGTTATCTGGGTTTTCGTTACGATCTTGAATATTCAAGAAGTTAAACTTACCTCGATAAGACTGTGGGCTGAATGAAGTACCTGAACCAGCAGATCCAATAGGTCTTGGGACAAGTGATTCCATTACGTCTTGGTGGAATATTACAACGTCTTCGTACTCGGCTGTCTCGTACGCAGTGTTAATAGATCCATCAGCAGCGTATGGAGATATTTCAGTCCACGTAGAACTAGCATAATTGAAACGCTTTGGAAACGGATCAATAATATGGTAGAACCCTCTATGTGATCTTTCGACCCCGAGTGGCTTAAGTAGCTCGCTGACCTCAGAACTTTCTCTGTAATCAGTACGTGTTTCAGACTCAGTTACAAGCTTCTCAGAAGCCTCCGCACTCATAATAGCTGTAAACACTGGACGTCCGTTTGAACGACCCATTGGAGTCTGTCCAGCACCGTCACGGAGCATACGCATATAAGTTTGATTTAAAATAGCGTTATTAATAACACCAATATTAGCTTCTGTCAGAGCTGCTGCTGGGGAACTACTATCCTGAGTAGGAAATGTTCCGGCTGTTGTGCTCTCATAAAGAGTACCTTGAGCCAAAGCACCAGTCGCATCACTATAACCTGCAACCATGTTATGTTTGCATAGAGAATAGTACTGATCACGATAACGCTCTTTCCACGCATAAGATACGTTTTCTACGAGGTTGTCGTAAATAGCTCTTAACTGCTCACGGAAATTATATGAAAAACGAAGATCGTTTACAATAATTGGAGCTGATTCAATAGCTGTGTGTGCTAGGCTATATGTAGCTGTTGAAGTTGCTGGAGTAACTTTAGTTGCGTTTGGGATAGCAAACTTATTTGCATCGTTACTTTTAACGTTTTCCCACTCTTGTCCTAAAGAACTATCTGCTGTCTTCTTTGCAAGTGATCTCTCGTATGTAAGAACACTTAGGGTATCTCCCATCTCGTCTGGCCAAGTGTCTTGTTTTACGAGCTTGAGCCACGGGGACGTGTCTATTGTTTTGCGATAAATATCGCCTGATATTCTACCGGATTCCTTTACCAACATGTCGGTAAGAGAAAGAGCGGGGCTAAAAGTACCCCCGGACTGACCTACGGTAGCTGTTTGTGCTGATACTGCCATCTTGTTAATAATGCCCTCCTCAGGGCGGTTAATTTAAAAAAAGTGAACACAATAATCCATAAAGGTTATTGCACCCGATTAACTCTCCCTGAGCCGAGGAGATGACGTTAATACGCCTAGCTCAAATTATGTGTACAGAAATTGCGGAATCTGTGGTTCCAGAGAAAGTATAACTCACATATTTTTGAAAAGCAAAAATATATTATTGAGTAAGTCTATTTATAGCCTCAAAGAACCCTAAGTTATCGTCTTCAGGTGAATGTGCGGGTTCTGAAACAGAGCCTCCTGCTTGGGCGGCTTTGGGTGTTGAGTTTTGGTATGTTGATAATTGTTTCTCTAAAGAAGCTATTTTTTGATCTTTTATTCTGATTGCTTTTACAACGCTAGGCAAAAGATTTCCCGCAGAAAGAGCGTAAGCTTGATGGTCTGAATCCAAAGAAACGTAGTCACTGTCTAAAGTTTTATTCCGTAAATCTCCTAAATCTACGCCTTCTAAATCAGGGATAACACTTTCAAATTTATCATATACCTTGTTTACAGCGGCCCTAGTTTCTATTGTGTATTCTTCCAAAGCTTCTTGTTCTAAAGCTTCGTTGTATCTGTCTAACTCTACTGAAGCTTCTGCTGCTCTATCTTTAAGCATGGCGTCTCGGTCAAAAATAGCTGCTGAGTCGTCTACCATGCGATAAAGCATCATTTTATCCCTGTCTCCCATGCCTTCAGTAATTCTCTCTAGAGTATTATTCTGTCTCTCTATATTTACCTCTGAAAATACGGCAAAAACTTCATTTACATCTACTCCAGTACGCTCGGCTAAAGCTTCGGCAGCAGACATAATATTGTTAAGAGGTTCTGTAACAGTCTGTTTATACTCGGTAGACTGTTCTACCCTAGCTACAGCTAACTCATTTTCATACTCAGATATCCTATCTGAAGCTTCTTGAAGCTGTCTTTCTAGTTCTGGCACTAACGCCGGAGTTTCGTTAGTGTCTATTTTATCTTCTAAACTAGAGGCTTTTGAACGAGCCTCGGCTAACTCTCTACGAAGTTCTCCCCATTTTGCTACAGCTTTATCATCTAAAGTATCGGATAGGCTGTCGGCATCAGGAAAATCTGCTACAAAGCTATCTAAATAATCTTGTTCTTCTTCCGGTCTAGGGGACTCATCTGGTTCTTCGGAGGTAGGAGTTAGTTCAGGTTCGGGTTCGTCTGCTACATCAAACTCAGGTGAAGTTTCAGCCTTAGGTTCGGCCTGCTCCTCTATGAAATCTAAAAAATCTAAGCCATCACCAAGACCTTCTTCTGTGGTATTTGGAGTACTCTCATTAACTTCTGGAGTATCTGTTAAGCCCTCTTGTATAGGAGCTTGTTCTTGAGGCTGTTCAGCTACTGCGGTTTCTTCACTCATTATCTTCTGTATTTATATGATCCCATTCGGGAAGTTGTTCTTGAACTTTTTTATAGTGTATTTCAGGTAGTTTCTGCACTAAAGCTATTGCTGCGTGAAACCCAGCCTGAAAAGATTGTCTTTTAGCGGTTTGTTCTAAAGACTCGCCCATAATCACTACAGGCACTGCTTGAGACTCTAAAACTTTAATTCCTTGCTCAAACTCTGGGGTAGATAAAAACTCTTGCCATTTATATCGTGCATTTGAATCTCTTCTCCACCTGTCTAGAGTTTTTTCCATTAACTACACATTTAATACAGATCTCAAGGAGATCAACAAGTTATTTATAATATGTCTCTAATACTTGAGGCTGCTTTAGCGTCACCTAACTGACGCTCTTGTTCTGCTTTTTGGAGTTTTATCATCATCTCCATTTCATGCTTTTCTTGCATCATTTGAAGTTTTAATCGGTGTTCGATTAGTTTTTCTTGAGCACTTATGGCATTCCCTGTTTCTTCTGGGTTTTCTGGAACTTCCCCTTCTTCGGGTAAAGTTTGTGCTTCTCTTTGCATTTTAGCAAGTTGACGTTGTCCATTAATTATCAACTCAGATACCTGCTGTAGTCTGCTATTAAACTCACCAACTCGTCCCGCTAATGTGGGGTCTTGTTGTATATTTTCTAAATGCTTCATAGAATGGTCAAATACAGACATAGCTTTGACAGCGGCGTCTACTAACTCCATTTGACCCTGCTCTACTGCCATAAACAACTCTTCGATGGCAGGTACGTGTACATCTAAATGAATCACATGTATCTCATTCGGGAACACATCTATCTGTTTACCTTCTAGCATGTGCTCGTTTTCTAGTTGAGCTACTTTAGTGTCTACAGGAATTCTCTGATCTGGTTTAGCTGGTATATATCTGTCAGCAGCTTCATGCCCTACAAGAGAAGCTACTTGATCTCGAAAAAGATTATGTCTTCCTTCAGAATCAAATACTCCTGCAAGTTCATTCAACTGTTGGAGACTAACAGATCTTTTAGCTTGGCTTCCGCTCCCTACAGCTCTAACCGCTCTAGTTTTTCTTATATCCATAGCAGCTAAAGCTTCTAAAGGAACTCCTCGTAAAAAACATCTTTCTCTAAACTCTAAAACTGCTTCTCCTCCGGGATCTGTAGGAACATAATCCATTCGGAAAAACCTTCGAGCAACTTCCATGTGAAACCTATCCCACGGGTTATAGAACAAGTTTAAGGCAGTAACGTTTAGTTTCGCTGCTTCTTCTAGGTGTGCGGCTACTTCAAACTTAGACCTTCTATCCCCTTTACCGAACACGTTAGCGGCTGAATATTGTCCAGCTCTATCTTGCACTAACTGACTTAAGTCTTGTAGTACTGGCATCATTGTTTGGGAAGTGTTGGGGGATGCTTTGTCCACATACTTCATATTAGGGGGCAGTATAGCGAAAGGCCCAAAATAATTAAACGCAAAGCTCTCTAAAGCCCTTTCATCATCTGGTTGAATCATAGGGGCCCCCGCTAACATGGCGTTGTCTACTGCTTGAGACCTTATCCTATTGCTGACTTGAATATGGCTATATATCTTATATCCAAGACCTCTTATGCTATGATAAGTCCCGTTAGTACCAATACCGTAAGTAAAGAAGGTAAAAGCCTCCTCAATGTTCTTATACCTACTTATCTTTTTATATAAAAATTCTTTGTTGTCCCCACTGGGAAGAGTCATAAAATGGGATACCGATCCATCAAACTCTCGCACCCACATGTGGACTAATTCTACTTTAGCTGACTTAGCCCCTGTCCAAAGATCATTATTTTTAATCTCGTTTTGAATTCTTTCCCAGTCATCTAAATCTGTTTGAGAAGAAGCTCGTTTAATAGCTTTTTTAACTTCGGCAACGTTCCAGCCTAGCTCTGCCGCTATCTCAGGATTTTCAATGTATTTATACATTTCATTCACCGGAACAAATCTTCGGGCCGCGGCGACTTCTATAGAATCTTCTGTAGCTCTAGTTTGTCTAGGAATTAAAATGTCTCCAAGACCAGAAGACCTCCAATACCAAGACCTCTCATCCTCAAAGTAATTTATGCCTACCCCGTGTCCTACAAAATGATTACATAAATTTAAATACTCATAATTAAATCTAGGCCACTTACGTAGTTGAAAAGAATACTCTTCTGACATCACCCTATTCCATTCGATACGCTGCTTAGGGTCTCCAAAAGCTGTTTCTACTCTTACAAGAGTTTCAACAGAATTGACTAGGTCTACATAAGCAGACATAGCGGCTTCTAAAAATTTTTCTGCTTCTCCAAAATTTAAATTACATCTAAATGCTTGGCCTGACTGTCTTAAAGCTGATTCTGAATAAGGGGCTACGCCATCAAACATGGCTTGCACTCGAGCTCGATTTACCGCAGACCCTTCGTCACCCTTTTTAAGGGTTCTGTACAATTCTGTCGCTGATTTAACGTCTTTAATTCTAGACTTAGGTACTCGACCCTCGTCGTTTAAATTTTCTAAAGGTAAATCTGAAAGTTCTTTATATCCTGATTCCATAATAATCTACTAATTTGCCACGACGAACCCTATGTATCAAGGAGAGTTCTACTAGAAGAGGCAGTTATATCTAAAGATCTCATTTTGTCTGACCAAGTTTTTTGTCTGCTTTTGTTTACAGCAAACCTTTCCCCTCCCATAAAACCATGTCTAGATCTACATAAGTCTACTAGTATAAAAGCTGCGTCTGCTATATCAGGTGATTTCCCTATGCGACTTTTATAATCTATTTTGGACTCTACCTTAATCTTTAAATTAGTTCCACTCGTCTCGTATTTACGTCCTACCATCTCCCTAGCTAAATCAGTGGGAATGCCTCTAAGTTGTTGGGATCTTAAAAGTTCTTGTCCTTGATACCATATTTCTGACATTCTATTAGCATACCTTTCGTTGCCGGGAGTTTTATCTGTAGCAGATACTGGTCTGTCAGAAGCTTTACCCGCAAAGTTAACGGGTAATACCCTATCACTCCACTCTACACTAATTATGTCATGGAAAGGCCCTCCAGCTCCCGTAGCATCACATGCTGCGTTTTCAGGTAACACGCCGTGTTTAAGGCATATCTCTTTGAACTTACGAGCTATTTGAACTGAACGTGGTGTTTTTCTATCATTAATGTTTTCAGTTAAAGCTTCGTAGGAATCAAATTGTAACACTTGCACTCCGTCTTGTTCTCCCAATGAACCGAAGAATACTATAGATCTGTCTCCTCCATTTGTGAACGATGGGTCTATAGCGGCTACTTTAATGGGAGTTTTATCGAACTTGGCTGGCACCGACGCAACCCCTCTAACTAGGTCAGCTTCAGAATAAACCCCACTATCTATACCGTCGGGGCACCAAAACCCTTTATACATCCTGTAGTACAAAAGAGAGTCGGCTCCGTAATCTCTTTTTGCAGCCTCTACAGTTTCTCTGTCAGGCATCCATGGGTATATATTTTTACCTGCTAATACATTGGGGTTTTCTTCAGCATTAAATCTAATACATTTACCTCTAGAAGTTTCCCACTCATTATCCTGCTCAGTAACAGAACCCCACCCTAACTTTGGTTTACTAAACACTCCAAAAGCATCGAAATGACTATTTGGGTTCCCTAAACCAATCATTTGAAAGTGTGGGTTGGTAGATAAGTTTGTATAAGCTGCGTGAACTAAAGACTCCGGTAATTCTGGAAGCTCGTCTGCAATTAGGATTAATCGTTTTTGTTTAATACCTACAAGCTTACCGATAGCTTCTTTTTCTTTTCGTTTTTCTGCTGGTACTAGGACTATGCCTGTAGATTCCCAAAAACCCCCGTCTTTCGATAAACCTTTAATCTGCCCTAAAGAAGGGACCATCTTACCCGGAAGCCCGTGTACCGCAGCCCAAAGCTCTGTTATGGATTTCCAAATACGTCTTCGAGCTTCTCGTAAGGTAGTTGAAGTTACTATAACCAAAGTATTGTAGGGATCTGCTAAATAATTAATTATCCCCCACAAAGCCATAGTGTCTGACTTTCCAGAAGAAGCACATCCTGCTATAGAAAGATACTGGTTATCGCAAGCTTCGTACAACATGTCTTCCGCCCAAGGAGACCAAATAAAATTCCTAGATGTCGGTTTTTGAGGGTCATTCCACAAAAGGTCTGCCGCATTTTTAAAATGTTCAAATTTACCTAAGCCTCCGTTTTCGGGGCCCCGGTCATTTAAAAACGCATGAAGCTCCATAGTAACTTCATTAGTTCCCATTGGAAATTGATACCCGTATTTTTTAATAGGCACATTTAACTTTACACGCAAATTTTAAACTTTCTAGTTGCCTTGTGCATTTAGACGAATTAAATACTTATGTATGGCAAGATCCGGAAACATTAAACAACCAACAAAGGTAACTTTGTATATGCCTAAAGAAACTGTAGAGAGTGGTAAAAAATATGCCGCTGATGCAGGAGGTTCTTTAAGTCAACTAGTTACAGATTTAGTTGAGAACAAAGTAGGCGAATCTTTTCAACACAAAATTATATTAAATAAAGAGACACAAATAAAATTAGAAGAAATAGCAGAAGAAAGAAAATTAACAGTAAAAGAATTAATACCTATAATACTAAGTGAGAATATTGGGAGTTGATCCGGGAGTAGGGGGTGCTTTAGTCATTTTAGAAAACGACATCCCCACATTAATTAATAACTACTCTACAGAACAGGACTTTATAGATGTCCTAGAAGAAGCATCTAAAGAAAAAATAGACGCTGCATTTATAGAAAAAGTAAATGCTTTTCCGGGACAGGGAGTAGCTTCTACATGGAAGTTTGCTCAAAATTATGGTTTTGAACGAGGTGTAATAAGAACATTAAAAATACCTTTACACGAAGTTTTACCCCAAAAATGGCAAAAATCACTAGGATTACCTCAAGTAAAAATAAAAACACAAAGAAAAGCTGCTCTAAAAGACGCTGCTGGGAGATTCTTCCCTCAAACAAAGTGGACGTTAAAAAATTGTGATGCAGTTTTAATCGCTCTATACGGTGCTAACACTCTATCCAGCTCAGAAAAAATCACATAAAGTCCTTGTTGAAGCCCTCAAAAAACACGGAGCCGCCCTCGATTCGTCCGATACGGGTACAGGAAAAACGCTCAAAGCGGTGGAAATTGCTAAAACCATGGCTCTTACCCCGTTCGTGGTTTGCCCGAAAACGGTAATAGCTTCTTGGGAAGATACTCTAGATAAACAAGGTGTAAGTGATTATAATGTATATAATTGGGAAAAATTAAGGGCTGGGAACACTAATTGGATCAAAAAAGTAGGTAAAAAGGCGTTTAAATGGGTAAATTTGAACCCAAAAGAGGTTTTATTGGTGTTTGACGAGTGTCACAAGGCTAAAGGGACTCGTACATTGAACGCTAATATGCTTATTGCAGCTAAAAAGCAGGGTTTTAAGATTTTATTGCTATCGGCTACTGCTGCTGAAGACCCTAGAGAGATGAGAGCTCTAGGCTTTACGTTGAGTTTACATAGTCTAAGTAACTTCTGGGCTTGGGCTCAAAATTGGGGTTGTGAGTTTGATCGGTGGAACTCTTTAAACTTTCCAGAAAGAAATAGGGGGAAATTAAAAGAACTTAATAAACTTATATACCCAGAACGTGGGCATAAACTTACGAGAGAAGATTTAGGTACACACTTCCAAAAGACTAGAATAGTTACAGACCCCATTAGGTTTGGTAAAAAATCTAAAATAAATAGCCTTTTTAAAGAGTTAGAGCCTGAAATAGAAAAATTGGAGGCTAGAAAAGAAGGTGATGGGGATGAACCCATAGTTTTAACTAAAATACTACGATTAAGGCAGGAAATAGAGCTTTTAAAGGTTCCTGACATTGCTGATATGGTTACCGAGGCTAGGGAAGCTGGAAATGCTGTAGCTGTTTTCTTAAACTTTACCGATTCAATAGACGCTTTGTCTCGCAGGCTTAAAGAAAACCACACTTTTGTGCAAGGAGGTCAGAATAAAGATGTGAGGGATTCGGCTATAAAAGCTTTTCAAACTGGTAAAGTAAAAGTAATCCTCTGTAATACTGCTGCGGGTGGTGTTGGGGTTAGTTTACATGATACCACAGGAGAGTCTCCCAGATTAGCTCTAATAAGCCCTACATATAATGCTAAAGACTTTCATCAATGTTTAGGACGTGTAGATCGTTTGGGTGGAATGTCTGAAAGTGTTCAGAGGGTACTAGTAGCTGAAAAAACTATAGAAACCAGCATAGTTAATTCAATGATGGCAAAAATTGAAAATTTAAAGTTGCTTCATTCGCAAAATGACGTATATAATACTACTAATATGGAAAATAAAAAACAAACTGTTGTCGATGAAGAACAAGCTCACGCTGAATTTGGGCCTTCTTCAATTAAAATGTCTGCTCACTGTCCCGGTTATGAGGGTGAAAGTGGTACTAATCCTGCCGCAGAGATGGGAACTAGAATACACGAGGCGTTAGAGACTGGAGATTGGTCTAATTTAAACGACTATGAGTCTTCCCTAGCTCAAGGTTGTAGAAATGCTGAAGAGGCTATATTCGATAAGCACGGCTACTCAGAGAACTTTGGTGAGCTAGATGATTATAAAGAAATCAGGCTTACTATGAAGCTAACAGGTGAAGAGACATTTGGTACTTGTGATCGACTTACAGTTAATGGGACTGAAGCAGTTCAAATCGATTATAAGACTGGTCAAATGGCTGTTGATGAACCTCAGGATAACTGGCAAGCAAAAGCGTATGCCTTGGGTGCTTTTCAAAGATTTCCACAGTTAGACACAATACACTTTTACTTTATAGCTTGTCGTAGGGATGAAATATTATTCCACACTTTTGAGCGGAAAGATATGGACGAAGTAGTTCACGCTATATCCAACGTAATTAAGAGGGCCAAGAAAGTTAGGGCGTGTTTCTCAAAGGCAGATCCTAGTGAGCTTATCCCTCAGTTAAAAATTTGTAACTACTGTAAAAATGCTGGTCGTTGTCCTTCTCTAGCTAAACTATCTATAGAAACCGCTAAGAAATACGCTCCTTCCGCTAAAGACTTTTTAGATATGCCTGAGGACATTCATGGTAGTGATTGTACCGACCCTAAGGTAATGGCAGATATGTTGAAGGCTGTCCCTATAGTACGTAAATGGGCCGCTGGAGTTGAGTACGCTGCTAAAAAGATGGCTATGGAGGATGGTATAGAGATACCGGGATTTGAAGTTAGGGAGAGGAAAGGTAGGAGATCTATTACATCTGCACTAGCTGCTTTCGGGGCTGTTAAGGATATGGTAGACGTAGAAGATTTCCTAGAAGGAATAGAAAAATTTCCAGTTGGCAAACTGGAGAAACTGGTGTCTGATAAGACCCCTCGTGGTAAGAAAAAAGAAAGAGTATCAGAAGTAATGTCAGAGCTCCATAGACTTGGTGCTATTGAATCTACTAAAGATTCTCAGTTCTTATCCGAAATAAAATAGTAAATAATAAAAAATAAATATAAATAAAATGGCAAAAACATCATTCGCAGAAATGGAAAAAAAGGGTAAAAAGAGCCCAACAAAGAAAGCAGCTTCTAAAAAAGAGGAGGAAGTTGTAGAGGTTGCAGTAACTGAAGAGGATCAGAGTGCTATTATAGTACAGGATTCTGACAAGGGAGAGTTGACCCTAACAGATCAACAATTAAACGAGGCTGGTTTAGCAGGAGAGTTTGATGCTTCTGATATAAACCTTCCTAGGATTAACATTGTTGCTAAGACATCAGCACTAGTTGATGAAGGTTTTACTCCGGGAGCTATTGTTCTGAACAAAGAAGCTACCCTAACTCTTAAAGATAAGCCTTTGAGGGTTATTGTAACAAATATGATGAAGCAGTATCAAGAGGATGTTGCTTGGGGTTCTGAGGAGCTTCCTAAAGTGTTTAACACTGAGGAAGAGGTTCACGCCGCAGGTTACTCACTTGAGTGGGGTTCTCCAAACTTTTGTAGACCTATTGCTCACATAACAATGTTGATTCAAGCCCCTGAAGGACTTGAAGAAGACGCTTTGGAGTTGTTCCCTTACGAGAACGACGGCAACTATTATGCTTTAGCTATTTACACTGCATCTAAGTCAGCGTATAAACCAACAGCTAAAGAGATAGCTACTTATGCAGCTTTTGCTAAAGGTAGTGGAGTTTGGACTACAGCGTGGTCTTTCACATCTAAGTTAAGAACCGAGGGTGATGTATCTTGGTTTGCTCCTGTCATGAAAAGGTCAGGAAGGCTTGATGCTGATGAACTCCAGTTTATCGAGAGTATAAAGTAATATTAATTTGGAGTGTTTCTTTCTACCAAGGTGCTTCGTTGTTGTTCCCTTGGGTTTTTTAACACTCCCGAACTAGAAGTAGAGTCAAGGGAGATCCTTGGACAGGGGGAAGTTAGGTTCCCTAGAGTGATCATCTAGTTCACCAAAACCAAATGGCACTGGAAATAGAGTCGGGGGAGAGCCCCGGACAAGGGAGTTTTTCTTTGGATTCTCCCTACATTGAACATCCAGTGTCGATTTACATTAATATTTAATAATCTAAAAAATCTAGAAACGTGATAAAGTAGCTAACCCATGTACGCAGGTATTGATTACGAAACATACTATGATAAAGACTGCACAATTACAGACGGTCTTCAGAACTATTTAAAACATGACAATTTCGATGCTTACATGGTATCAATATATTGTGATGACAACTTTGCGTGGGTAGGGCATCCCAAGGACGCTCCTTGGGACAAACTTGAGGGGGTTATAGCTCTCTCACACAATAGGGGGTTTGACGAACCAGTGCATGATCATTTAATAAGCACTGGCGTCATTCCCCCAACTAAATTTAAAGAGTGGCACTGCACAGCAGATATGGCTGCTTACTCAGGATATCCGAGATCGTTAAAGGAATCCTTAAAAGAATCTCTTGGCTTGGTCATGTCTAAAGAAGTCAGGGATAACATGAAAGGTAGGCAGTTTGAGGATTTAGATAAAGAGGAGAAGCTAGAGCTCGCTAAATATGCCCTGTTTGATGCTAAAGGGTGTGCTTGCCTATGGAAAGAGAATGAATCATCGTGGCCTGAGTGGGAGCGAGACCTCTCCAGAGAGACCACAAGGATGTGTTGGGATGGGGTTCCTATAGACGAAGAAGAAATTCATAAGTCTATAGGAATACTCTCTCAAAAGATTTGCGATTCTATTAGAGTATTGCCGTGGACCGAAGCACAGGCAGGAGCTCTTTCCCCAAAAGAATGGTCTGCATGGTGCCGTTCTCAGGGGAAAGAGCCTCCGGCTTCTATGGCAAAGACTGATCCAGAAGTTATTGAGTGGATTAAAGATAACCCAGAAGAGGGTAAAGTTCTTGAGGCAACTCACGATCTTAGGGGAGCTAATTCTCTACTAAAGAAATTTGAAACAATGGGAGGTAGAATAGAAAACGGTAGGCTCCCATACGGAATGAAGTATTTTGGAGCTCATACAGGCAGAGATAGTGGTGATTCTGGGTTTAATATGCAGAATTTACCTAGGGGTGGTATGTATGGGGTCGATTTAAGGTCTTGTGTGAGGGCTGGAGCGGGTAAAACCCTTCTAGTTTCTGATCTAGCGCAAATTGAGGCACGTTGTGCGGCTTGGTTAGCGGGTGAAGACGACATGTTGGAACTTGCGAGGCAGGGAATGGACTGGTATGAGGCGCAGGCTAGAGCTTTTAGTATGTATAAAGACTCAGCACCACTCAAAATCCAAAACCCAACATTAAGGCACACAATGAAACAGATGTGTCTAGGATGTCAGTTTGCGATGTCTGCTAACAAATTTTCACTCATAACTGGTGTTGAGTACGATGATGCCACTTCAATGGTACGTACTTTCAGATCTAAGATGCCTAAGTTAGTAAAACTCTGGGCTTCTATGGAAAGAGATATGCGTGAATCAAATGGGGAAGACTATGAAATTGGTCTCCCTTCAGGAAGAACCATGAAATATCGGCGGGTAGAACTTGAAAAAGGGTTATCTGCTGAAATACCTAGAGGAGGTAAGATGCAAAGATTGAGGTTTTGGAAAGGAACCTTAATTGAAAACGCTACTCAGGCGTTTGCCAGAGATGTTTTTATGGATAGAGTACTTGCCCTCCGAAAAGCTGGTCACAGGGTTGTTTTAAGAGTCCACGATGAGGTGGTGATTGAAGCTGACTTGGATAATGCTAAAGAGGCCGCAGAGGACATAAATAGAATTATGTCTGAGCCGCCGGAGTGGTGTAAGTCACTACCTCTAGGTACTGATGTAGAACAAATGGAAAGATATACGAAATAAATGAAATATTATATACTCGAAAACCACACTAGCAAAACAGCCAAAGTATCACTAAAACATCCAGCAACATTACAATCAAAAATACCATCATTCTCCTCAAAAGAGGGTTTTAGAGAGTGGTGTAAAGATCCAGCGACTAAACACATCTTTTATACCCTCGTTGAGGGGGTAAACCCACATCATAGGGTGTCTGGTTCTAACCCGCCTTATAGAATTTATGGTTTTTGTGCTGATTATGATGATGACTCTCTCCCTAACAAAACACTAAAGGATATCATCGATGGGATGAAGTGTGCAGTGGGTTGGGAGCCTACTTACATGACAAAAACCTATTCAGGTAAAGTTAGAGCGGTTTGGGAGTTTGCTAAAGGTCTGCCTTCGGATAACGAGGCTTTTTTAAATAAGTTGTATGATATGTTGTTGGTGAAGACAAGAGCCAAGACTTTGGTGGACGGTTATGACGCTGCATCGCGTAATCCAGCCATGTGTTGGGAGTTAGGTTCCTCTTGGACAAAGGTGTCTGATCCGATTGACGAATTGAAGCTGGAAACTTTATTTTTTGATTGTGCAAAGAAGACATCGGGACCTAAGGGTAAAGTTAGCATACCTATGGATGTTATTCATGAGAAAATACAAGAAGTATATCCTGATTTTGGTAAGAGATGGACTGGAGAATTTGATGTTGGGTGCAGGGGTCCACTGTTTTGGATAGATGATAAAGTAGACCGGGTAGGTTGTATTGTGCAGTTGGGTGGTATGTGGTGTTACTCGACTAGGGCAGGTAAGTCTTTTGTGTCTTGGTCAGAGATATTGGGTGAAGCTTTTGTTGAACAGTATAGAGAGAAGAAAGTTGCCGAGGCCGTAGCCGATACTTGGTTCGATGGACAGAAGTATTGGGTGAAAGATGGCAGAGAAGTTTGGAGCCCAGTGTTAAAGGAGGACTTTATCACCCGCCTGAGACTGGCTGGTTTCTCAAGCAAGCCGCGCAAAAAGGGGGATGCCGCTACTGAGATAGACGAAGTTATTGTTTATGTACAAGACGAACGTCGAATTCATGGTGCAGCCCCCTTTTTGTTTAATTTTGATGAGGTTGTCAACGTTGGGCCAAAAAGATATATCAATACTCATGCACATGTGAGGGTTTTACCTCCAGCAGCCGACCCAAACCCCGAGTTATGGCCTACTTTGTTTGACTGGTTCAACGAGTGGATGGATGACCCTAGATCAAGTCATTATGTGTTTTCTTGGTTACAACACTTTTATAACGGGGCTGAAAGAGGCGATTCACAAGCCGGGCACTCTTTAATAATGGCAGGAGATGCTGATTACGGTAAATCTCTTTTTGCGACACATATATTGCCCAAAATATTTAGTGGGGGAGCCGATGCAGGGGCTTTCTTGACTGGTAAGGAAAATTTTAACAAGGAATTGGCGGAAAGTGCTGTTTGGTACGTTGA